CCAGCTCATGAGCCTGTTGTAGTAGCTCGTAAGCCCATTGAAGGAACAGTAGTTGAGAATGTGCTTGAGCATGGGACTGGTGGGATAAACATTGATGGTTGCCGTGTTGAATACGGCACGGATGGGTCTATCGCCTCAAATCCATTACTGAGAAAAGAGAAAGGACATTCACATAAGCAAAGCACGGATGAAAACTCATCCAACATCAAAATTAAGAGTGAAGAAGGCCAATTTGAAGCAAATGAAAAAGGTCGCTTCCCTGCAAATGTAATTATGGATAAGGAAGCAAGTGAGATTCTTGACGAGCAAGCACCAAATGTAGGTAACATGATGAATGCTACAAGAAAGACAACAACATCAGGCGGAACAGGCAATTCATGGAGTACATCAT